CAAATGGTACTTTACGATTATATTTTGATATTAATGTTTCTGCTTCTTCCTTTGATAGCCCTAGAGATATGGCTAACTTATTTTTGCCCATACCGTACATTAGACCTAATCCTATTGTCTTTGCTTGTGTCCTTTCTATTCCTGCTAGATCTGCAACTGTTTGGTGGAAGTCTGTTTCAGAATTCGAATATGCCTCTACTAATTCGTTAGATCCTTCGTATCCTTCACCGATACTTGCTGCGTAGTGAACAACCATTCTTGGTTCTTGTTGGCTATAGTCAAATGATCCCCATTTACAGCCTTGCTCTGGTAAGAAGAGTCCTCGGATTTTTGGGCCAAAGTCTTTATTACGAGCGGGTAGCTGTTGAAGATTAGGATTAGCCATAGACAAACGGCCAGAAACGGTCCCACCACTATCGCTACGTAATTGATTAATCTCACCATGTATTCTCCCATTATGTTCGTATTTTAATATTGAGTCAAGGAATGTACCATGAAACTTGTTGATCTCTCTAGCCTGTGCTATATATTTACTAATTTCGTGTTTCGAATTAGCTAACCAATTGGATGTAAAAGATGGCTCATTAGTTTTGTCAGTACGTGGATAATCTATCCCTAATTTGTCGTAGGCTTCTCCTATTTGTCGTGCTGCCCATATGTCTATGTCTTTTCCTACTAATTGTTTTATTTTTACTAAATACTCTTTCTCCTGAGCTTGGAACTCTTTTTTTAGTAAATGCGCCTTCTCAACATGAACTCTTACCCCTTTCTCTCTCATCTTAATTAAGATCGGTAATAATTTATTTTCTAAATTCCAAACTGTTTCTAAATTCTGATTATATAATTCTGGCTTAAATCTTTGCCATAACAGGTACGTGAGGCGTGCATCTTGTTCCGCATAGAACCCGACATGCTCTGCAGGTAACTTCCACATCTCTGCTTTAGGATCTATTCCATGATCCTTAGCAGCTTCTTTTAAATCATTTTCGGATTTCAGCTCACCAAGATAATCTTTAGCTAGGGCATTTAAACTATAAGACCATCTATTCTCATCAATAACTCCAGCAGCGACCATGGTATCTACTATCTCACCATTAACCTCTATGCCCATATGTCTTAACCAACCGACATCATACTGTGCGTTATGAAATATTTTTCTCGAAGGTAACTTACATACATCTTTCATGTATTGTAAAACTTGTGGTTCAATCATGTTACCACCACCGAAATGTTTAAATGGGTAATAACCTTGCCAACCCTCTACAGCTACAGCAAAACCGATAACATAACCATTACCAGTTGCCCAACCTGCACCTAATTTATTATTTATACCTTCGTCTCTTGTCTCTAAATCAATTGCGATCTCATCATAACCTGAAAGATCTTTATATTCTGATGGACATGACCAAATATGTTTTTTAAAATTAAATGTAAATTGTAAGCCTGTCATTTTTTTCTTGGTTCCTCTATATATTTTTCTTTAATTAATTTATTTAGTTTGTCTTTATTACTAAATGCATACAAAGCTGCATGGTAATCTTTTGGAAAAATTTCAAATGCTGGATACTGTCCATTAGTATGACCTTTAGTTTCTAATCTTAAATAAATTTGAAGTTCAAACTCAACTCCGTCAACTTTAAGATTTCTTTTTAATACGTTCTTTCCCATGCATGTCTTTCATTTTCTTTTTCTCTAACTCACAGTAGTGAATAATTTTATCTAGATCTTCGATACCATTTTTATTCATATATCTACAAACATACTTAATAACGTTCCCCTGAAAGAACGATAAGTTATTCTTACTAATAAATTCATATGGTTGAATATGAAAATCTTTGTAATGATTCCCACCAATCTGTTTATCTTGCGGAAAAGCTTCGTCCATTAAACCACTATTTGTCATATTATAATCCACACATGCCTTCGCACTCTTGATTGAATAAATCTGGCCCCTCATCATCTTTAAACTTTACCTGATCTAATGGTACACATTGTCGATGTACAAAGTTTTTAACTTTAGGGTTATGCATACGCATCTTTTTATCAAATTCTACAGCAGATGCAAACTCTTTCGGACGGTTATCTCGCATATCAATCCAAAATTTATCATCATGAAAAGGACACCCAATACATGCACTCTTAACTGGTATCTTAAATCCTTTGCCTTCATACCATTTTAAACAATCTGTTCTAGACATTTTCTTTTCTATTAATGGCCACACATTTTTCTGCCACCAAAATCTAGATGGTTTCATACGCATCACTTCATCAGTTGATATACCAACCCATACTTCTACGTATTCTGTCTTTGGAAATCTTTGTCTTGGTTTAAGTCCACATAGTTCTCTAATCTTTTTAGCAATTGGAGTAATCTTGTATTCTCTTGTACATTGTCTTCTACCCATACCTTTCTTACCTTGTTCGTTTAAAGTATAGAATGGTGCAGAAGCAAATTGGTTACCACCTGGTGCGAGAGCCTTGAGGATGTCATCTTGAATATTGCCTTTCTTAACTAAATACACAGGATAACTTAATACAGATTTTAGATACTCTAAATGTTTTATTACAGGTTCAGGTTCCCAACCCGTATCAGCGAAGATAGCTGCGTCTGGTTTTACACCAAACTCTCCAGCATCTGCCATCAAAGCCATTGTAGAGCTCTGTACGCCTGCACCAAGGCTAAGTATTCTTAATTTTGGTTCTTTGCTACTTTCCATATTGCCCTCCCTATTTCTTCCGCGATTTGCGGGACGATAGAATTTCCCAATCCTTTAAGTCTGTGTACCCGACCGGGTACCCCATTAGCCACTCTACCCACATCGGGTTCAAACTCCCACCAACTTTCTCTCCTAAATTGCTCTTGCCCCGATCCACTTTGCTGTCTTTGTACATGAACTCTCTTGGAGTCGGCCACATCTGAGCTGCGTGTCGAAGTGCAAATTGAAGATTGATCCCCTCTTTCTTTTTCTCCGCTGCTCTTTTCTCCCAAGCTTCCAATGTTTCTGATTGATTTGCTAAATGGTCTGCTCTGTTTGGTGTTGGCCACATTATGTTTGGATGTGCTACCTGATCGTTCAAACTGATTGGCATCTTCTTGTCTACTTTCATCTGCATTCTCTTTGCTGAGCTTGCTCCCCTGTCGCAATGTGCGTCTGGAGTTCTCCATAACCTCATTGTCTCTGGATCCACTTGTTCTCTCAGGTTCGATGGTCTCGTTCTGCCTTTTCTGTGTCCCTGCATTAATTTTTTTGTTCCCTCTTCTGATCTTGGAGGTAAGTGATCCATTGTGTTTGGAGTAGCCCACAATCCAGACTCTGTCTCTTTTGTGGGGCGCGCCGACGCCTGCAGCTGGAATAACAAACGTTTGGACTTCGAAGCCTTCACTTTCCAAATCAGAGCACACTGTCTCGAAGACCATGCCGTCTTGGATGTTAATAAGACCTCTGACATTTTCTGCAATAATGAAGGTGGGTTGGACTTCTTTAATGACTCTAAACATTTCTGGCCAGAGATATCTATCGTCATTGGTTCCTTTTTGTTTTCCTGCAACGCTGTAGGGTTGGCAGGGGAAACCACCTGTGAGGATGTCGACTTTTTCTTTGATGTCCTTTCCTTCCAATTTCTTAATATCATTATATATCTTAACTCCTTTCCAATGTTTTTGCAGCAACAATCTGCAATATTCATCTCTTTCGCAGAAGGCTATTGTTTTAAATCCTACTTTTTCTAAGGCTAAACTAAATCCACCAATACCGCTAAAAAGATCTAAATGATTCATTTGTTTCCTTGTACATATACTAAATAATCTTCTCCAATTGGATAATGATATTTATAGTCTGTGCTTAATAAATGCAAACTATCTCTTGCTCTTGTTACTCCTGTATACCAAACTTTCTTTTCATTTGATTTCTCATCTTTATCCTTGTGTCGATAACTTGATGGCCAGTTAGCTTTGGAGTATAATAAAACATGATTAGCTTCGTCCCCCTTTACTGAATGTATGGTATCAATAATTACGTTAGGTGGTTCATCTAACTTAGCTTGTTTATATCTTTTTAATAATCTTAAAAAATAAATTACTTGTCTTGGTTTAAAGTTACGTCTTAATATCCACCACCAAGCTTTCTTTTGTGCTTCATCGGGTAAATCTAATCCACACCATTCTTTGAGTGCAGTAAAATCATATCGTTTATAATCTGGTTCTTTAGACCAAAACTTAGGAGTTCTATAATCTGGATCTGTAACTTCTCTGATGTATTTAAACATAGCCTCAGCTTCTTTTTTCATTATCTCTCTACCGTTTGAGATAGCTGTCCAGGCTTTAATAGCTTGCCATTGATTCATATCAAAAGACTTTTGACCTTTGTTATCTGCAAAATATATACCTGCATCTTTAGCTAAAGCTTTCAACTCGTTCACAGTTGTATGAATTCTACCAAGTAAAAACCATTTACCCTCATCTTTTTCAAAAGGTATTTCTTTGAAACTTAAATATCTTTTTACAATTCCTTCTTTAACCAAGGGTTCAAATGTTTTATCAACACTATCTAAGATACCTTTTCTAACTATCTGTGAGAATTGGTGTATAGCTTGTCCAAATCTTCTGGTCTTACGCAATACAACTTTTCGTCCAGGGAAATATTTTGTAAAATATTTTGTATCTGCACCATTCCATTGATAGATTGCTTGGTCATCATCTCCTGCAAGATAAATTCTTTTTACATTATCCGACATCTTATAGATCAATGACCATTGTAATGGAGTAAAGTCTTGAGCTTCATCTAATATCAGTACCTCAAGCTTTGGAAATTCTACTTCATGCAGAGCTCGTTCAATCATATCTGTAAAATCTAAAAAAGATCTTTCTCCACCACCAGTTTTATAATGTTCGTATGTACTTATCTTTCTTGTGAACACATCTAAGTTATCTTTCTTTTGTGATTCTCTTTTGTAAACTAATACAGGATCTTCCAGCAAGTTTCTTGCTTTATCGTAAATACCAAGTGACCAATCAGAATAAGTAAAGTTATCTTGAGATAATCTATTGTCAGATCTTTTTACAAAATTATTAGTTAACGCATAATCAATCATACAATCCTTTGTATCAAATATTTCTTCCTCAAAATATCTTCTGCAGTATGAGTGCAACGTTCTAAATCTAGAAAAGGATTTACTATCTAAATGTGGAAAAGCTTCTAATGCTCTTATCTTTGCAGTATCTACAGCTTTATTAGTAAAAGATATAAAGGCAATCTTTTCTGGATCTATATCTCTTTTAAGATATTTCTTTACAACTCTTTCAATCAATGTCCAGGTCTTGCCTGTACCTGGTGGACCAAAGATCTTAATCGTTTTTCGATAGATCTGTTTTTGTTTCTGGAGTCCTAAATTTGCTGTGGTACTCATCATCCATCTCACTAAGTTCTGGTTGTTGATTTTTTGGTTTAATCTTTTGGTGGTTAACAAACTCAGGCATTTCTACATACCATACATTACGTTCACCTTCAAAGAAATCATGTTTTTTACATTCTAATAATCTCACAGCTGCATTAACACTTCTAAATGGTGTTTTCCTTTTTTCTAAAAAGTCAGCCAAAGTATTACGTTTAAAGTAACAAACATTATCTTTACTATCTAATACCGTATACCCATCTTTAAGTTTAGTAAAATCATCTTGTTCAATTGTACTTTCAAAGAATATTTTAAGAGTATTGTATTTCTCCTCTTCTTTGGTATCTTCATATTTAAATGCGGTATTCTCTGTTGCAGACTCTAATAAATGTTTCATCAATAACTCAAATGGACTTGGTCCTTTTTTGGGTCTTGGTAATGTCAACCAAAATATTCTGTATTTAGCTAAACATACTCTCCATGATTTCTCATCTTTAGTATCTTCAGGTTTAAAAGTAATATGTCTATCTCTAAAATCACATTCATATATAATACCTTTTGAATCTTCAGTGTAAGTTAAGTTCTCAAATTCATTCTTAATATCTGGCGCCTGGACACCAATACCTAGTTTTCTAAGTTTACAAGTTTCTTTATCACATATAGAAGCGACAAAATTATGTTTAGGTGGACAGAAGTATTCATAGCCTTTTGTATGAACAGATTGAGCAGTGCCGTCACTTTCATTTCTTTTCAATGGACCTTTTGGATGAGATCCAAATATAGTTTTTTGTCTTTCCCATGCAATATCTTTTAATTGTCTAACTGTAAGATTACCTTCTGCTTTTTTCATTTCAGTAACACAAACATTAAATAACATATTATTTCTGTCGCCTGTCCAACCTTCCTGTATTACTTTCTGAACGCATGGAGGATAATCTCTCCAATCAGTTTCAGCATTGTATTCTGTAACTTTATATTTAAAAAATTCTTCTGGCTTAATTGTTTTCTTTTTTGCAAGTTCTAAAAACCCACCTAACATCAATGGAGTGTTAGTATCATCAAATGCATATTCAACTGCAGCATTTGCATTAAAGTATGGCATACCTACACCTTTGTTTAATGGAAATACTTCTTTTGATAAAAAATATTCTTTATTAATTTCTTCTAACTTATCTTTAACTTTTTGTTTATCAGCCCAATCACTGAAAAAAATAAATAAATGTAATCCGCCTGATTTAGATTTTACAGGCACTAGTGGTAATTCAAAATCTCTTATGATGTCTACATACTTTTTAGATGTGTACTCTTTATAGTTAGCTGGATCTATATCTATACAAGACCATTTAAGCTTGTCGCCATTTTCTGGTCTTATACCTATCTGTTGTTTGCCCTCGACATGACCCTTCCACAATTCTTCTGTGACTGGTTCGTGTTCCGTGGAGTATGAAGCTTTTCTCTTGCCCCGCTCATCCATCTCTCCCGTCAGAGAGATGGACAAGTATTGGGAAGAGTCTCCTTCAAATAATTGAAGTAACTCTTTTTGCATTAGAATGGGGTACTTTGATCAGCAACCTGCTTAACTTCAGCAGACCCTTCTTTACCAAAATCAACCTTACCAAAGATATCGCTTTGCTTAGCTGACTCATAAAACGCTTTTGTCGATTCTAATGTACCCGACAATTTTGGATCATCTAGATATCTATCGAATTCGATAACCCAACCGTACCAAGAGTTTTGAGAGTTACTTTCTTTAGTGGTCTTTAGTCTATAGGCTGTTGCCCAAGACGGTGGAGTAAAGAAACCTTTCTTACCTTTCATTCTACGACTCTGCATCATAGAATTCCAAGTTTTACTCTTTTTCTTTTGAGTAGATTTCATAGAGATCAACGCAGTCTCAACTGGGTTGTAATCACTATCTAAGACATAAACAAAATGGTTACCTGTATCTTCTACATAGTTACCATTCTCTAGTCTGTCTTTACCGTCATCACCTCTATTTGTTTTAGACATGATTGCTGGATCCATATGAATACCAACAGGTCTTCCAGGACTATCGCCTCTGTCTTTCCACTCATTAAACGTGTTTATATATAAACATGGTACAACAATTAATCCTTCTTTGCCTTTGTAAAGACTTCCAGATGTTTCGTTGTAAATGTCTCCTTGTTTAGCAGACTCAATATACTTGCCATCTGATTCGTCAAGTACAGGTGAATTGCTATAAAGGATTTTTAAGATTGGGAGTTTAGTATCCCTTGCAGTGACAAATTCTTGTCCTTGTCCTGCTAACTCTTCCAAATTAAATTGCGTTGGAACACCCGCTTCTTTTTTCACAGCTACACTATTAGCTGCATCTTTTGCGTTTTGCATGTTACTCCTTCGTTGTTAACTTTGTTCGTGTTGCTACATAAACACCGAATAAATCGGCAGGAACGTCTTTCCCTTTTTCAATTTGCTCTCTTACGAAAGCTTTAAGAGTCATCGGTTCTACCTTTTCGGCTTGCTTAACATTATGCCCTTTATTTCGCAAATCGTCAACTATAGATTTTGCTACGTTGTCTTCATTACGACCAAAGGTTAATGTTACATTGTTTTTAATTAGATCCGCAAAATTATTTTCACGAAGCCAATTAAAAGCTTCTTCAGTTCGAGACGCAGGTATCCTCGCACCATAGTATGGTTTGATTTCAACTGCGGTTCCGTCTGTAAGTTTTATAGAAGCTGCACCAGCTTTCTGCATTAAGTTTGGTATATCTTGTTCAGATAGTTTCAGCTCTTCTTCTTTTTTCTTTTTTAGTTTGTCCTCTAGATCTGATACTTCCTTCTGAACGTCCAATAACTTATTACAGGCAGTGGCAATATCTTCCATTGCTGTTGTATCAAGAGTAATACTCTTTGATATTTGTTCTAAGTCCATAGTGACCTCCTTGATGCCATGTAAAATAATAATTTGACATCGTCAAGAAAAAAATATAATTATTTTTCTGATGCATCAAAATGCATAGAAGGACGAAACATGAAAAAATTTGAATATAAAACAAAACCATTTGAACATCAAAGAACAGCTTTACAAAAAGGTGCCAAGTGGGGAGCCTATGCTTATTTTATGGAAATGGGTACAGGCAAAACTAAAGTTGCAATTGATAATGCAAACTATCTTTATACTACTGGCGCTATTACTCATGTCTTGGTTGTTGCACCTAATTCAGTCTATCGTAATTGGATAAAAGAAATAGAAGTACATTCTAGTATCTCTTCAGAAATACATGTGCACAAAGATAAAAATGTTTATGGTAAAGGTGAACTTATTTGGCATCTTATAAATGTTGAAGCTCTTAGTCACAAAAGTGGAGTTAATATTATATCAGAATTAATTAAGTATCATGGTCAGAAGATGCTTTGGATTCTAGACGAATCCACCACAATAAAAAACAGATCAGCAAAACGAACACGAAACATTTGTAAATTAGGTAAACTAGTAGCGTACAAAAGAATCCTAACAGGGAGCCCAATAACAAAATCTCCATTAGATCTCTATACACAATGTGAGTTCCTAAGTCCAGATCTTTTAGGGTTCACTTCTTTTTTTACATTTAGAGCTAGGTATGCAGTTATGCAACAAATTGAAATGGGTGGTAAACAAATGTTATTCCCTAAATATTATACTAATCTTGAAGAGTTAACCGATAAATTAAAAACATTTTCTTATCGTGTTAAGAAAAAAGATTGTTTAGATTTACCCGATAAACTTTACACTGTCAGAAGAGTTACTTTAAGTGTGAAACAAGCTGAAGTATATGAAAGATTAAAGAAGTTTGCTTATGCAATTATTAATCAAGATGAAGTCAGTTTTCAAAACAAACTTACAGAAATACTTAGACTACACCAGGTAGCAAATGGATTTGTTAACTCAGATGATGGAACTGTGCAGGTATTTGATGATTGTCCTAAGATAAAAGAATTACTAAACATATTGGAGGAGTCTGATGGAAAGTTTATAATATGGGCTAATTATGTACAAAACATAAAAACGATTATTAGTAAACTGAAGGAGAAATACGGTGATAAGTCTGTGGTTTCTATTTTTGGAGAAGTGTCAACGACTGATCGTCAAGAAGCGGTTAGAAGGTTTCAGGATGATGATAGCTGCCGTTATTTTGTTGGTAATCCTTCCACCGGTGGCTATGGTCTTACTCTTACAGCTGCTAGCTATGTTGTGTACTTCTCTAATTCGTACAACTTGGAAGTACGTGAACAATCGGAAGATAGAGCTCATAGAATCGGTCAAGAAAAAAATGTAACTTATATTGACCTAATGGCAGAAAAAACTATAGATGAATTTATAGTCAGCGCCTTAGATAAAAAAATGAAATTATCCGCACAAACTCTAGGCGAAGAAGTTAAGAAGTGGCTAAAGTAGAGTAATATTGGTCAACCTTTTTAAACCATTTATCTTCATACTCCGATAGTTTAGATTGATCCATTTTAAATCCTTGAAACAATAAGTCTTTAGTACAGATAGCTATAAACCCTTGCAATATCTCACCATGTTGTTTCTTATGTGCTAAACTATATGCTGCAATTTGGTAATAATAGTCTTCAATCCACTCTTCTCTCTTAGGTTTATTTGATTGTTTAAAGTCTATGATTGTAGGCTTATCCTCATATAGCCCCACCAGGTCGGTAGATCCAGCCCATTGATCTTCGTATGCTAGGTTTACCTCACTGCCATATATAGTCTTTAATGGGCCTAAGCCGTCCTCTATTACGCGATGAGCCATCAACCTGGCCTGAGCACCCTCTTTTGATAAATTGAAGTATCCTACGCCATTTATGTAGTTTTCTAATACATAATGCATTTCTGTACCCCTTACGGCAGCTTGATTCATGATTCGCTGTGCTTCTTGGTATCCAACTCTTTCTCTCCAGGCGTCTAAAGATGCTTTCTTTTCTGGGGATTGTGTGGCTGATAATATGGTTGTAACTGAAGGAACCTTCTTTTCTCCTACCTTGTAGGTTCGTGGTCCGTGGTCATCGTCTCGAAAGTAATTACTATAGGAGTATCGGTTATCCCATTTATAATCTGTGATAGTGAATTTTGTTTCTTCCCGGATAATCTTCATCCGAAGCTTATACTAAAAATGTTGAGAAAGTACAGCTAAAAGAATAGCTCCTAGTCCACCAATAATCCATTTTTCTATTCTAAGTATTCTAGCTTCCATTTTCTCTATTTTATCAAATGTTTGTTTCTGCATAATTCTGCAGATCTTTTCATGATATTCAATTTTTTCTAATGCTGATTTAGCTCTAGGCATTATTGTTGTGTCCTTCCTGATATTGCTGCACCTAAGGCATCGTTAGGAAACAGTGATTGAAATTGTTGTTGTCTTTGGGCGTTCATTTGATTTTGTGGTAAATATTGTGGTGCAACTAAACCTTGATATGCAGGAGCATTCAAAGGTATGTTACCTACTGATCCTGGAGGTATTGCTTGAGGCTCTTGTGCAGGTGGTTGAAAATTAACAACTTGCTCTGCTTTTTGTCCACCTTGTAATGAACCATTTAAAAAATTAATACCCGAAGAATTTTGTGCTTCAGAGCTTCTATCAACTACTTTTAATTCAGGAAAGAAATGATCTCTTTGTGGTTTATTCACAGCTTGTGGACTAAATCCTAGTTCAGGAATTAATATATTCTTAGTTAATAAGTAATCAGTAACTTCTTCAAAGTTAATTTTCTTAGGATCTACATCAGGAAAGTCTTTGTCTTCTTCTGAAGCCCAGTTTAATAATCTAAACATAGATTTAGGAACATTAGCAACTGTAACCTTTTTACCTAATTTATCTAATCTTTCAAAATCTGTATAAACATCTAACATGTATTTTAAACTTTTAGGACTAGCCAACATGTAACCACCTGAAGCTAACATAAGTGTTAAAGGTAAAGCATTAATTACACCTCCAGATGCCGCAGCACCTGCTAAGAAACCACCACCAATTGCAGTTTGACCTGCACCTGATAGCATAATTCTTCTCATTAGGTATGAGTTGGAATCAGAAATGTATTTACCATATTCTTTATCCATAATGTCTATTAACTGAATTAAGTTTCTAGCAGCTTCTTTACCCTCTCTTCCACCACCATACATCTCAGTAAATTTATCGATTGCTTGAATCTTAGCAGCCTCATCAGACATATTTTTTCTTGTTAAACCTAATTGTTCTTTAAATAATTTAATATTAAATTCACCAGCAT